CGACGGACGCGAACCCGCCGTTCGGGCCTTGCTCGAAGTGTTGGAGCAGGTTCAGCGCCGCCTCACTGGCCCGCCACTCCGTCGCCGTCATGGCGGCGAGAACCGCAGCACGCGCGTCGCGCGCGTCGCCTGAGTGGTTAAATCAGTAAACGCCTGGGTTTCTATCGCCGGGCATTCCGCCCCGGCGAAACAAGGGCCACTCCATCCCAGGGTGGGGTAGCCAGAGACAGTCGCAGTCGCGACAGAAAACCACGCGCCTGGCACATCCACCCGGAGATAGGTCACCGGGACGCAGCCCAGTTCGGCGCTCAGGCACAACTCCGTAGGCCCAGGGATCGGTTCGCTGGGCGACTGACAGCCGCCGGGACCAAAACACGCCTGACTGAAGGCCACTGCGCTCGTCGCCAGCCCGATCAGCGCCAGCCCGCAGGCTTGCGCTACCCTCCGATTCGATTTTATAGCCATTTGGCCTCCTGTGGGGACTTCGGTGGGTAAACAACGTGGTGATGCGACAACTCGGCGACGCCGGGCAAATAGCGGTCCAGGGCGCGTTCGATCAGGACCAGGAACAGGTCAGGCAACTCAGCCAGCGCGCCGGCGGCTATCTTGGCAGTAATACGAGCGACCGTATCGGAGCGATGACGAGCACGTACCGTGCGGCGGTAGTTAGCCTCGGTCATGGGTTAGCCTCAACAAAGGCAACAGGGCAAGGTCATACATAACCATCACCGGAGATCCGCTGATTGGGTCGAACAAGATGGCGCTGTTGTCAAAAAACAGGTGCACGTTGAACAGCCAGCCTGGAAAAAACATCCGACAGGGCTGGGTGTCCAGGCCATAGCGCCAGGCCCGTTCGGCCATGGTTTCAGTGGCGTTGGGGTTGTCTGTCATTGGTCGGACTCCAAAAATTGCAGGAGGTCAAGGGAGTGCAACACACAGTAGGGCGGACCGCCGAACGGACGAGCGAGAACGGCGCTGTTGTCGAGGTACACCCACGCTGTAAACAGCCGGGTGGTCATTGCCCGCCAGCAGTGCTGGGTGTCCAAGCCGTAGCGCCACGCCCGTTCGGCCATGGTTTCAGTGGCGTTGGGGATAGAGGTCATGCTTCCACTCTCCGGGTAGCGCGCTGGGCGGCGCGCTGGGTAGCGCGCTGGTGGGCGCGGTCACGCCAGTAAGCCATCCATTCCAAATCTTCCGCCTCAACCCCTTTTGGGCAATGGGCCGGACGAGGGGGCAGGGGCGGGGGTTTGGGTGGCGTGGCCGCTACCCAAGAAGCCGCTACCTTAGCTCCTTCCCGCGGTGCTGCTTGCTGGGCCAGTCCTACCAGATGAAGGGCTTTGAGGTAGTTGCCGACCGTGTACACCGGCAACCCCGTTTGCGCGGCCAGGTGCTTCGCTTGTACCGGTTTGGCGGCGCTGCGTAGGTGTGCCAGGACCGCCGCGCGGTTGCGGTCATGGGTCAGTATCTCGTTGCTGGTGCGGCTCATATCCCCTCCGGCGGCGCGGGCACCACATCGCCATGGGCGCGGCAGCGATGGATCGGGATGACATGGCCATCGCAAAAAACCAGGTACACCTCTGTCTCGGCCCCGCACTGCGGACACGGCGCGGGCGGCTCTGGGGTATCGGGCTTGGCAGCATCCAGCGTCATGCGGGCGGCTCCGGGAACTCGTCCCGCGCCTTGCCTTGGCACAGCGCGCTTGCTCTTGCGCATTCAGCCGCTTCGCACTCAGCATGCACAAGCTCGGTTCCAGCGATTCTTTCTCCAGGCCAGTGTATCGGGTGCGGTATCTTGTCCGCTCCAGGCAGTCCGCATAAGCCGCAAATGTCACGCGGCTCGTCTACTTGCTGCTCACGCAGCACCTCAATATTGCTGTAGTTCTTTTCCATGTTGGTTCTCGTGTTCGCTATCCCAGACGTAACCCAATCCGGTTTCAAAGCCGGATTCGGGTAGCGGCGGCGGTTGGTAGAACGCACAGTCAATGGCGTGCGGAAAGACCGCCTGCGCGAGGTTGCAGTCCACATCCCACAGGTGCGGACCGCGCTGCACGCGGCGGTAGTGTTGGCACAAAAAGCAGTCGGTCATGCGACCTCCAAAAAGAAGAACCCCGCTTGCCGAATAACTCGTCTATTTTTATTTAATGCTTGCTTGGAAGAACTAGCCCATCTGCAATTACTTGGAGAATAATCCCCGTCATTGTCTATCCGATCAACGGAATGATTGTCAGAAGGGCGCGGTCCCATATCTTGCACAAACGCATCAAAACTATCGAACCATCGTTTGCACACTTTAATTCCACGTCCACCATAATTATTAAACCCTGGCATTCTAGGATTTGTGCATCGATTGATAATGCCTTGCCATATACCGTAAAGCGGGTGCCCGCTATTCCCGTGAACTATTGATCGATTGCGGATTTTTTCTTTCTTCAAGCAGCCGCAAGAGTTGACGTTACCACTTTCTAAGTCGCTACCGCTGATTATTCTTTGTTGCCCGCAAAGGCATTCGCAAATCCAGTGCGCGTTCTTGTTGCGCCATATTTCCTTTGGAGCCATACCTAGCACAACAAGGCGGCCATACCGATACCCTATCCGGTTGCTGACTGGTTGGCCTTTCATGCGCCCGCCCTTGGCGATGGTTTTCGATGTGCTATGCTGTTCATCAGTCATGTCGTTTCCCTTTCAAACTGCATGATTAGCCCGCGCGAACGGGCGCAACGAACCGCCGCAAGGCGGTTTTTTGTTTGGACGCGGCTCACGCCGCCTCCTCTTTCCGCTGGCGCGCAGCGTTTTTGTCACTGAACGTCAGCGCCTCCACCAGGAACAGCTTGTCGGCCTTCCGGTGATCCCAATGCGCCTGGTGCGTGGTGAGAAACTCCCGCAAGGCTTGGCTGGTGACATAGCGCAGCTTGTCGCCGCCCATGATCCGCGCCCGCAAATAGCCCGCCTTAATCCAGCGGTCTACGGTGTACTCGCCAACCCCCATGCCGACGGCAAGATCGGGGACCGTCCACGCATTGCGCGCATCAATCACCTCCAACCGCCCCGGCCACGCGCCGCATTGGCGCTTGCGCCCGACAATGCTGGAGACGCTGGCGAGCGAGCGCGAGCAGCCCAGCCGGTACAGCCGGGCGCGGATTTGCGCAATCGGTTCGCCGAGGTGTTGCTCGACCAGCGCCAATTCCGCCGGCGTCCAGGCGTGATAGCGCGCGCGCTTGTCCGCCGCCACCAGCGGCGGCGCTCCGAGCACGGCGGCGCGCGCCGAGATGGCGCGGGGGTTGACCCCGAACTGGCGCGCCAGCCGCTTGTTGATGCCCCACTCCCCGGATTCATAGCCCCGGCGGATCGCGGCATCTTGCTCTGCCGTCCAGATGAGGACGTTCCAGTTAGCCATGGCCTATCCACCTTCGGCTTTTGCCGTTGCCAAACCGTTGCCATTTGCCAACCCCCCTAAAGGGGGGTGGTTGGCAACCAATTGGCAACTTGGCAACCAGTTGCCAAAACCGTTTTGGCAACCGATTGGCAACCATTGGCAACCATTGACTATCTTGTTGATCGTGTTGATAAAAATAATAACCCTGTTTTGGTTACGGATTTGGCAACACCTTAATTCACGTAACCATTTCAGGGTTATTCCATCAAGGCCAAAAAAGCCCGTTTTTTGGCGAATTGAACCCTGTTTTTGTAACAAAACAGGTGCGTTTTTGCCGCTGGATCGCGGTTGCCAAAACCGTTTTGGCAACCGATTGGCAACCATTGGCAACCGGCCAAACTGTCTAGGATAGGTACACATAGCCGCTGTCACAGTAGATCAGCCCCTTAGTCTCCATCCCTTTGCGCAACCTGGACCGGTGCCCCTTGTCGGTCTCGAAGATCATGGCTTGATACCAGTCCACCAATCGCACTCGCGGCTTGCCGCTATCGCCGACATTGGCGCGATAGTCCGCGTACATCGCCGTCAACAGGTCTAACGCCTGCTGTTCCTTCCGGCTCGGCTCCCGCCGAAAGGCGGTCGGCTCAACCGGTTCTGCTGGGACGACCATGGCGCTGTTCACGGGGTCACCGTCAACATCGGCCCAGGGAAGGTCAACCCGCTCAATGCGAAACGCCAGCGGGGTCATCCGGTCACAATCGCGGGCCTTGGTATGGCTCAACAAGACCGGTCCATCCTCACCGCTTTTGGCGGCCAGGAACTCCACATCAATCGCGGCATAGAGCGAACTGTGGCCACGCCCACGGGTTTTGTCAGCGTGCCCGGTATGGTGGATATTGAGCACCATCCGGCCTTGCCCCAGCAGCTTCATCCCGATCAGCGCGGCGGCCATATCCGCCGCATCATTCTCGGACCCAGGCCCAAAATTGCCGGCGAAAGTGTCGAGAATGATCAACCCAATCCAGACCGGCAGTTGGGCGATATCGTCGGCCACCGCTTGCGCCGCCTCGGCGCTAGTCAATCCGACCGGGTACTCCCGAATCCAAAACTGATCCGGGATTTCACCCATTTGCTGACACCACGCAAAAAACCGCGCCTGCAAGCCACCCAATCCCTCGGCGGCGATATAAAGGACTCCGGTTTGTCGGGTCTTAATCCCACGCCAGGGCAAGCCCAGCGCGATATGACACCCGATATCAATAGCCAGAAATGATTTGCCAACATTGGCATCACCAAACAACTGCCCTAAACCCAGTGCCGGCAACACGCCCTTGATCAGGTACGGATTCGCGCGGGGCTTGGCGATATAGTCCGCCAAGGGGATTAAGGGGGGTCGTGACGAGGTTCGGCTTTCTGGGCTGCTCCCCTCGGCTTGACGACCAGACGACGGCGGTTCGCCGCTGGCAGGTACGCTGTGCAAGTGCGGTTTCTGGTTCGGCTTTCTGGGCTGCTCCCCATAACCGGCTTTACCCAGCGCAGTTGTGGCGGCGCGGAAATCGCCGCCGTGGTCGAGTAAGGCATAGACCCCGAACTTGGTGTAAGCCCGGTCGTTGTCTAATGCCGTACTGCTACTAAAGACATACAGGTAATCGGTTCCGGCATACCCGGTCGTGGCAGATACGCCATGGGCTTTGCCGGGCCGGCGCCAGTACGTCACGCCGTTCCGCGTCATCAAGCGCGTCCAACCGTGCGGTTCGAGCACCTCGGGCCAGGAGGTGCGGCGATTAAAATCTTCGCCTGGTCGGTTCGCAGGATCGGCGCTACTCCGTAAGGGGTCGAAACTGGATTCGGGCGGGCTTGGAGCTTGATCAAGGCTTTTCGCCAGTTCCCACAAATCCTTCCGCTCCTGGACGGAAATCGTACAGATTGACGCCAGCGAACCCGAGGTACAGCGGTATTCGCCGCCACTCGGATGCACGGTGCCATTGCTCGGCGCAATGATGAGGTAACCGCCCTCACCGCGCGTTTCGATGAACGCCTTGCCGGCGGCATCCCGCGCCAGCTTGGTGTTGCCCGCGATGACGCTGCACCGGTACAGCAGGTGTGCGCCACGCGGGGAGAGTTCGCCATACCCGGCCCAGATTTGGTCAAGCAGCTGCAAAACGCCGCACTGCTCGGCCATCTCACGGTAAGCCTCCCAGCCGCTGCGGGTATCGAAATCCATGGCTTCCAAATTTCCGCTCGCCCTGCCGGTCACTACCCCCAACCCGGTCAAACCATTGCGCGGGTCATACCAGGATTGCAACACCGCCAAGTCTGGGCGCTGCGTCTGGTATTGCCGCCAGCGCGGATCACGCCCCGGCGGCAAAGGTTTCTTGGTGCCATCCTGGGCGGGCGGAATGATGCACAAGCCCGCATGGTGGGCTTGTGTGACTACCGAGAGTGGGATCATCACTGTCCACTCCCTATTCGTCGTTGAGCCTCTCCCACCGATTCGAACGGTCCCAGGGCGTGACGACGTAATGCGTGGATCACCTGATGGCATGGCTCACAGACAGTCCAGAGATTGTCTGGCTCGTTGGAGCCGCCTTCACTAACTTCAATCACGTGATGGCCGACCAGGTTCACTCCGGTCTTGCGACAGCACTGGCAAAAATCGCTGTCGGCTAGACCGGTGGAACTGGGGGCGCGGCGGGTGGCATTCTTGAGTTTGGGCAACCAGTCCAGCCAGTGCCCGCATGTCCCGCAAACGATCTTGCGCTGCTCGTTAGGTTGGGGACCGGTCTCCAGGACAGGAACCGGCTTATGGCCGTATTTATCCTGGTGCGCTTGGAATTGGCGGCTTAGCGTCATGATGTGCTGATTAAAATGCAGTCGCGTCATAACCAGCCGCTGATGTTCGGCATCGAGTTGATCAACCAAATCAACTCGGAATGCGGCAGTCATTTTGTTTCCCCCCTCAGCAGTTTCCTGGCATCTTCCCATCGTTCCACGACACCCGCCGCGCCGCCCGCTTCGCGGACCAGCGCCAGGAAGGCGGCTTGGCTAGCGCTTGGCGCTTCATCGGGGCGTTTAACTTCCAAGGCAAAAAAACGTCCGTCCCGGAGGACTCCGATCAAGTCGGAAACGCCCTTGCCGTGCGCCGGCTCGTAACCGGGCACGAACAGCTTATAAAACCAGACGAACGATCCCTTAATAAACCGCCCGCCGCCGTTGATTCTCATAAAAAATTTGACGCGCGGCTCTACCGACAGATACCGGATCACTTCGGCTTGGCGGTCAACTTCCAGTCGGTTGACGGGGGTCAAGCGGAACCGTGCGGCGCTCATGGCATCTCCATGAAGTGAGTCATGGATGACGAACGACCCGGCTGGTCGAAGAAGGGATTGCGTAGGGACTCAGAACTGCAACGCATCTCGCGTTCGCGGTTCTGCCCGGAGCATCCCGTCCCGCCGTTCTTAACAAGCCGTCGCCGCCGTCTTTTTCGTTACGCTGTTGCATAGTCGAATCCATCGTTGCGCTGAATCAGTTGAAAGTGTTTGTAGCTGGCCCCTACGGTTCCCGCTGCGGTTTTGATATCCAGCGTTCCCGTCGCGCGGATTCCAGCGATCCGGGCGACATAGCTTCCGGCATATTTGCCTTTCGGCATATTGAGTCTCACGGTGTCCCCGGTTGAGAATCCAAAAACCCGTTTGACGCGCCCCGCTTTCCCGCGTGGAAAACCAAACCGGTCAGTGCGCACCACCTGATGCGTTCCCCGGCCTTTGGCGGTGATGACCAGCGGTTTCATGCCGTCTCGAATCGAAACCCGCTCGCCCGATTCCGCCACGCACACGGCATCAATCCAGTGGTCTTTCTCGTAGCCTTGGCGGGTCCGGTTGAACTTGGTGCGTCCGCCGCTTCCGGTGGTCACGGGTAGCCACGCTTTCAGGCGGTTGACCAATGCCCATCGGCTGGCATTGACCGCCGCCGCGTCTTTCAACGGCGCTTTGGCTTGAGACTGAATGCGCTTGAGCACGTCGGGCTGACCCTTGAGAAATTCCGCTACCGGCTGGCTGCCCTTGCGCTGATTGCACGGCTGGCAGGCTAGCGTCAGATTGGATACCCGGTTGCTGCCGCCCGCCGCTTTGGGCTGGATATGCTCGACCTGCAACGGCACGTCCTTCTTACCACAATAGGCACAGGTACGATGCCACTTTTCAAGCAGGTATTCTCGAACTTCATAGCCGGCCAATTCGCCCTGCTGATATTCGGTTCCGCTGATTTCCGGGTTGACCATCGCCTGTAGATCGAACTTGACCAGTTCAACCGTGGCCTCGGTGATCGGACAACGCGCCGCCAGCTTGCGGATGACAGACTCGGTATTGACCACCCGCGATTCAATCGACGGCGGTAGCCAGCCGGTGGCGCGTGTGCGGTTCAAAAACCGGGCTGGCCGATAGCGAGTCTTGCGCTCGCGCCGTCCCCGGCGTAACGAGCGGCGGGATTCAAGGCTGTTCTTGATCGCCTGTCCGCGATGATTCAAGTTCGAGCCGAACAGTACCACCGCGCCCTGTTGCTCGAAATGACCCACCAGCGCTATCCCGGTGGTTTTGCTGCCGGGGTCAACCTTGACCTCGACCGGTTGCGTCTCACCATCATCCCGGTCTTTCAGGATGATGGTGAACGGATGCAGCCGATAGACGGCGGCTTTGCCCGCCGTCAACAGCTTGCGCGCCCGTGCTGGCCGGCAGGGCATCAAAGGCTTCTTTGTGTTGCTCAGAACAAAAACGGAATTCATGGGTGTAAACCCTCTCGAAAATCGGTAAAAGTCATCTCGCCCAGAGTGCAACGGTCGTTCAGTCGCAGCGTTCGCGCATTCACCACGTCGCGCAGCATCGCTTTTGACGACAGAGCCTGGGACTGATGAAGCATCCCAAGGTGTCTCGCTTTCGCTTCACGTTGCATCGTTTCAACTCTCATTCAAGAGTGGGCTGGTTGAGTCTCATGCGGATTTGGACCTGTCAGGGATGACAGTGACAAACCCGCACGGCGGCGACTCAACCCGGTTTACCGGAGTCAGGCGGAATCGTGCACTACTCATTCTCGCTCCGGGAAGTCATGGGTAAGATCATGATTGTCGGCCAGATTAGCGTCTAAATAAGGAAGAAGTGCCCGGATTACCCGCCGGGCACGGGGACAACCCAACAACAAGAGGAGCGCCGTTTTTGTGGATGAGACTGGCCACGGCTGCCAGTCGGCTTGTTCGCCCGCAAGTAAGGCCCGGACAACCGACGGTCCGGCAAGCCCGCGCAGCGCCGGAAGACTGTGACCGGTTGCGCGTTTGGGGTGGCTTGGTGGGTGTTCATGCGGAGCGGTCCTCGGCGGGGCCGACGGAATAAATCCCCGCGTAGTCCACGCGCCCTTTGCTGGCGCGCAAAATCCGCGCTGCCGCTGCTGGGCGCGGGAACCGCTCGCCACGTCGCCACGCGCCTATCGTTCGCGGCTTGACGCCGATCAATTTTGCGGCGGCGTCATCGCCTATTTCTTTCAAAAAATCTCGTAGGTTCATCATGGGAGCAATAATATGCACGAAACGTGTTAATAATCAACTGGTATTTTCGCATATCGTACACGAAAAATTTTTACACGTTTTGGCTTGACTGAAATGCACGAAACGTGTAATCTTCCTCTCAACCCGTCGCCAGCCGGTACCCCTTCCCCTTACGGGGCTGGCGGTTCAGGCAAGCCGTCTGGCGGCGGGGACTATCCTCCTTTTGTTTTCGCTTTCCCCCGGTGCAAGCCGGGGGCTTTTTCGGAGAAAAGACGATGGATGTACGAGTGATCTCCGTCGAGCGCCGCGCGCCGACCGCCAGCCAGAAAGCCGTGATGCGCGCCTCCAGCGCCGCCGCGGACCAGCGCCATGCGCGCGTGCGTCGTGAGGTGCTGCAAATCATTGCGGCGGCGGAAGCGCCCGCCCCGACCGTGCAGGAAGACCTGCACTCGGCGCGTCGCCGGCCACTGGACGCCGCCATGGCCAGCCGTCACCGGACTGGCCCGCAACCACCCGCCGGGCCGCTGGCTGACCCGCCGGAACTGCCAGACCCGGCCATTGGGCCGCCCACCCGCTATGACATTGATGCGGGCGACACGGGGATTGGCAAGCTCATCGTCGCCGGCTTGCTGGCGCTGGCCATGTTCGCCGCCGGACTGGCGGCGGGGAGGTGGTCGTGATGGATGACTACATCGGCGATGGCGTGTACGTCCATTTTGACGGGTGCGGCATTGAGTTATGCGCCAATGACAACGAATTTCCGTCCGACATTATTTATCTTGAGCCGGAGGTATTAGCCGCACTACTCAGGTTTATCGAGCGGTGCCAAACCAACCCAAAGCCGGAGGATGAATCATGAATCTCCCGAAAATCCTGGCCAGCCACAAAAAATGGCTGAGTGATGAAGAGGACGGTCATCAAGCCAACCTGAGCGGGGCCAACCTGAACGGGGCCGACCTGAGCGAGGCCGACCTGCGCCGGGCCGACCTGAGCGAGGCCGACCTGAGCTGGGCCGACCTGCGCCGGGCCGACCTGCGCCGGGCCAACCTGATCGTGGCCAACCTGAGCGGGGCCAACCTGAACGGGGCCGACCTGCGCTGGGCCGACCTGCGCCGGGCCGACCTGAGCGAGGCCGACCTGAGCTGGGCCGACCTGCGCCGGGCCGACCTGCGAATGGCCGCCCTGAGCGGGGCCGACCTGAGCGGGGCCAACCTGAGCGGGGCCAACCTGAACGGGGCCGACCTGAGCGGGGCCAAAATAAAAACCTTTCAGGCCAGCGAATGGACGGCGATTGTTATGCCGGATGAAATATTCATCGGCTGCCAAAGGCATAGCGCGGAGAAATGGGAGGCGTTCACGGATGACGAAATCGCCGCGATGCACCAAAACGCGCTCGCGTGGTGGCGGGAAAACAAAGCGCTGGTCATGGCCATCAATGCCAGCTTAGAGGTAGAGCCATGAACCTCCAACGGCTGATGTATGCCGGGTACTGGGGCGGGTCCGTTCTGAAAGGCCGCCCGCCCCAGGTCGTGATTGATGCCATGACGACCCGGTTTGACGTGGTAACCGCCCGTATAGGCGGTTACTTCGACCGGGAAATCCGCTGCTACGAGCCGGAGGGCCGGCTGCGGATGAAAATTCGCTACGGCTGGTTCGGCAACGGCTGGCGGTACGAGCCGATGGCTGTGCGGGTCAAGCGGCCCGTGCGCCAGCCCGGCGATGTGATTTACCACCGCGACGGCTCCTGGCGAGTCGCCGCATAAAAAAGCCTTCTGGTGGTGGTACACCAGACGGCAGGAACAACGGGAGAAGAGGAATGAACGCAAAGATTTTACGCATCACAGCGCCCGCCCGCAAGCGGCGCGAACCGGCGGCTGAAGCCATGGCCGCTATCCTTGACACGCTGCGACGGATTGAGCGGCGCATCGAGCAATTGGAACGGGTCGCGCGGCCCGTCGAATTCTGGGAGGACGACACCCATGAGTAACGAGATCATTCTTCATGCGCCGCAATCCGCGCCCATCGTCCCCTACGGCGACATGGAACGCATGGCGGCGGTTATTGCCCAGTCCGGCCTGTTCGGGGTCAAGTCCCCCGTTCAGGCGCTGGCCCTGATGCTGGTGGCGCAAGCCGAGGGGCAGCATCCCGCCACCGCCGCGCGGGATTACCACGTCATCCAGGGCCGGCCCGCCCTTAAAACCGATGCCATGCTGGCGCGGTTTCAGGCGGCGGGCGGGCGCGTCCAGTGGAACGACTACACCGACGACACGGTGTCGGGCACGTTCAGCCACCCTGCCGGAGGATCGGTCAAAGTGGAATGGAGTATGGACCGCGCAAAGCGCGCGGGGCTGGTCGGAAAGGACACCTGGAAGCAGTACCCGCGCGCCATGTTGCGGGCGCGAGTGATCAGCGAAGGGATTCGCACGGTTTACCCCGGAGTCTTGTCCGGCATGTATACGCCGGAAGAAGTACGGGACATGCCGACGGAAGAAGCGCGGGACATTACTCCCACGCAACCCACTCCCCACGCGCCGCCGGCGTTTGACCCTGATGCGGCAGACGCAACCATCGGCCAGTTTACCGACGTGACGGCGATGCGGACATGGTTGGCTGGCCAGCGCCAGACGCACGGCTGGCGGCCCGGCGACGCGCCCTACGAGATGCTCAAGGCGGCGTGCGCCGAACGGGCAAAAGTCATCAAGAGCGCCGCCACCATCCCGCCGCTCAATCCGGCGCCCGGATTGGCCGCCACGCCGGAAAGTCTGGCCGCTGCTGGGTTTGTCCAGGGCGGCGGGTTTGATGACTCATTGGCGGGTATCGGCGAGGAGGTGGCAGCGTGAACGAGCTAACCCTTTACCAGCTTGCGGATGAGTACCGCCAGCTGCTAGAACTGGCCGCCGATCCTGATGCCGATCCCGAGTCGTTCGGCGAGGCGCTGGAAGCGCTGGGCGGCGAACTGCAAGAAAAAGCCGTGGCTGTGGCGCAAGTGGCGCGGAACCTGGAAGGGTTCCACGCGCAAATCATTGACGCGATTAAGGCCATGGCGCTTCGTGCTGACCGCGCGAAACAGCGCGCGGAATCCCTCCGCGCGTACCTGAAGGCGCAGATGGAGACGGCGGGACTCGCGAAAATTGAATCCCCGTATTTTGCCATCGCCGTCCGCAAAAACCCGCCCCGATTGGCCGTTGCCGAGGATGCGCTGATCCCGTCGGAATACTTACGGCATGTCCCCGAGCGGTATGAGCCGGACAAGTCGGCGATTGCCCGCGCGCTTAAAGCGGGGGAAGAGGTGGATGGTTGCCGGCTCGAAACGACGACCCGACTGGAAATTAGATGACGGGCGCATGGGGACTTGTGACCTCCTGGTAGAGGCGCTCTACCAGGTCTTTACCACCACGCTCCTGTTCCCGCCAGCGGATCAGGAGCGGTATTACCAATCGCTCTGCAGTATCGGTTATGCCGAGACTGCTGACCAGGGCCACGCCCATGGCTACCGGATCACCCCAGCCGGCCATGCTGTCGCCAGCGCCCGCTGGGGTCATGAGCAAAGCGGATGAAAACCTATGCCCTGCCCGAAGCCGCTGTTGAGTGCCGTGAAATGACTTGGCAACTGATCACCGCCACCTCGCCGCCGTGGGATGGCGTTCCCGTCCTGGTGTGGCGCGAGGGTAATTCCGTCTGGATTAGCGGGCGCAAGCAGTCACGGTATGCCGGCATGGGCTATGACTGGTATCTGGGTAGCCAGCGGTTTCCGCCGACGCACTGGATGCCGATCCCGGAACCGCCCCCAACATAATCTCGTCACCAAAAAAATATTTCACCCCCCTTGACGCGCTATTATATGCGCGTATAATAATAACCATGAAGAGCGGCATTGGCCCGCCGAGGAGGGGAAGATGAAATTTGTGCGCTGGCTTGGCGCGTTCGGCAGCGGCTCGTCGCTGACCGATGCCGCGGACTGGGAATTATCCCAGACCGACCGGCAAGTTGCCGCCGAGCCACTGCACCGGGGCCGGTCACTGCTCGATCACGCCAAGATCGGGTTAGTGATCGACCACGAGGCCAGCCGGTTTCACTCCGGCTGGCTAACGGACGCCTGGACCGTCACCCTTGATGACGGGACATTAAAGGCAAAATTCCGGCCACGAGATCGGCAAGGCCGGAAGTTCAGAGACATGGATCGGTTTTTAGCGGCCTGGTCCGCCGTTAAAAACCCGTCGCGTCATGGAGAAGTCGTTTTTGACTCTCCAGCTTATCGCGCCGTGGTCGTTAAGAGCACGGCGACAGAGCGCGGAATGCGCCGCGCGCAACGGCTTGCGGTCAGGCTGAACCTGCCGCTGGAGGTACTGACCGGCTAAGAAAAAGGGACGCGAACCCCATAGCGTCCAAAAAGGAGCAGGCGATGCTGCTCATCAAAGGGGTCGCAGGCATCGATACGGCGGTGAGTCCGCCCGGTCTGGGTAGTAGACCGATAGCCCTCTGGGACTGCCGAGGCTCACAGCAGCCAGCTACCGGCATAGCGTCCGGGCTGTAGGGGGATGTCTCCCGATGTGCGGAAGGGGTTATTTGATAATGGTCCCGCACAAAAACCTATCGCGCTACCCGACCACGGCGCGAAGAGATAGAAATGATGAAATTTGCATTCATTAGCCGTCACGCGCCGACGTCTGAACAGGTGGCGCTGGCCTCCGAGCAGGGCTTTACCCTGCACTCAATCGGCGATACCGACGCCTTTACCGTGGGCAATGGATTTGTCCACGAGGCTGCCGCACGCCTCGACATCACGTTCGAAGGCGTGGTGGTCGTTCATCCCGCCGCCGCCCTGCGGTTGTGCTCTGAGTTCCTGGTGGGCGTGTTCGAGAACGCCAACCGCGCCCCGGAAGGGGCCGCCCCGCAGTTTTCCGCCAAGGCACTGCATGTCTACGACATGCGGGATTAGACGAGGATAAGAAAATGAGCACGAGCGACTTCGGACAAGTCCCGGCTTGGCTGGAAGATGCCGCCGCACAATGGGATGCTATCGAAGCGGAAGCCGCCGCGCCCCTGGCTCAGTTCCAGGCGGCAGCGGCCCGGCTCCGGGCGGCCCTGATGGCCGCGCACGCGCTCATGGAGCGCGCGGGGCTGTACGACGCGGCGACGCTGGCCTGGAATGCCGCCAATGCCGATACGCCAGCCGCTCAACGGGCGGCAGTGGCGGCGCTGGAAGAGGCGGCGGGCTACATCGCCGATCCGAATGATGGGGAGTGTTACCCGTAATGGGTAACTCCAACACCACCCACTCCCGCCGTCTCCGCGCGGCAACCGCCGCCGCCCGGTCCCGCACCATCGTTGCGGCGGGCGGGTGGCGTCTGACCGTGCTTTTGCCGCCGGGCACGGCAGCCGCACTCCGTGCCGAGATGGCGCGAACCGGTGAAACCGCGACGGCGGTGATCAGCCGGTTGCTGGCGCAATAACCGAGTCCTAAAACCAAGACAAAGCCCCTCGCGGGGCTTTTTTGTTGGGTTGACATTTTTCGATGATTAGGGTAAACAAAAGTCAATTTAGTGGTTTATACCTATCTCAAATGAGCGACGAAAAGCAGGAAAAGCGGCGTCGCGGGCGACCGACAAAGTACCAGGCCCACATGCCGGAATTGGCCTATAAGGCCCTCGCCGAGGGCGGAACCCTGGCGCACGTCGCGGTTGCTCTCGACGTGGGGAAAGAGGCCGTTCTCGACTGGATAAAAATTTATCCAGAATTTTCCGATGCGATTAAACGCGGGATGGAGCGGGCCGAGATTTTATGGATCGATGAGAAGGTCACAAAAATGCCGCCCGTGTGCTGGGTTTTCTCGATGAAGAACGTCTTTAACTGGCGGGATAAGACAGAAACAGAGGTCACCGGCGCGGGATTCATGCTCATCCAGAACCTAGGCGGAAAACCGAAGGAACCCACGCCGGATGAAACGGATTTATAACGCTGAGCCAACCGGGGTTGAATTCCACGCTGACGGAGATTCATTCGTGCGTGGAGTCATGGGACCGATTGGTTCTGGAAAATCCGTGATGTGCGTCCAGGAAATCATTCATCGGGCCGCGATACAGCGCCCGGACGCCACCAAAACGCGCAAGACCCGATGGGCTATTATCCGAAACACCTACCCTGAACTGATCTCGACCACCATCAAGACCTGGGCGGATTGGCTTCCCGAAAGCGTGTGCCCGATCACCTACGCCGCGCCGATTAACGGCCGGTTCCGGCAGCACCTCGGCGATGGAACCAAGATCGATTGCGAAGTGCTTTTCCTGGCACTGGACCTGCCGAAAGACGTTAAAAAGCTGTTGTCGCTAGAGCTAACTGGGGCATGGGTTAATGAGGCACGCGAACTCGACAAGTCGATCATCGACACGGTGACGAGCCGGGTTGGCCGGTATCCGGCTAAAATGGACGGCGGTCCATCTTGGTCTGGCGTGCTCCTCGACACCAACCCTCCAGACTCTGACCATTGGTGGTATGCGCTGGCAGAGGAAGACAGGCCGGAAGGATGGCGCTTTTTTAGACAGCCTGGTGCCGTGATTAAGCTGGACGACGGGAAATATGTCGAGAACGCGGCGGCTGAGAATGTCAGTAACCAACCCCTCGGACATCAGTATTGGATGCGGCAACTGGCCGGTAAGGACGGCGAGTGGATCAAGGTCTACATGATGGGCGAATACGGCTCTGTCATGGACGGGAAGCCGATCTATGCTGGCTCGTGGTCTGACGCGCTGCATGTGTGCGACGTGAATCTGATCGAGCGCCACGGGATTTTCGTGGGTTGGGATTGGGGATTGACGCCGGCCGCGATTATCGGTCAGGTATCTCCACGCGGCCGACTTCAAATCATCGATGAGGTGATCGGCGATAATATCGGGGTCCGGCAGTTCGCCGAAGGCCATGTGCTCCCCCTTCTGCGCGGGAAGTACAAGGGCTGCACCGCGACGCATATCGGCGACCCAGCCGGCCGGCAACGCGCGCAAACGGATGAGCGCAGCGTGTTCGAAGAATTGCTTTCCCTGGGTATTCGCTGCACGCCAGCCTCTAACAACAGCGCCCTAGCCCGCTGGGAGTCAGTTCGGTATTTTCTCAGTCAGATGCGGGATGGAAAGCCGGCGTTCGCGTTGTCACCGAACTGCAAGGTACTCCGAAAAGGGTTTAACGGCGGCTATCGATTTCGTCGAATGCAAATTTCCGGGGCGGAACGGTATGCGGATGTCGCCGACAAGAACAGATTCTCGCATCCCCATGACGCGCTGCAATACCTTTGCCTGAATCTCCGAGAGATGAGCGACCCGCGATCAGATCGTGCGGCCAGCGCAAGCGCGTCTCTCCCACCCGCTGCCTGGGCCTAGCACATGCTCCCCTCAATGCCTCAATCGTTCGCGCCTGGTGCCGCCGGGCCTGCCCTGGCCGAGTCGCCCGCGATCTCCATCGTCAGCAATGCCGCGATGATGGAGTCAGAGCGGCTGGCCGAGGATCAGGCGGCGCAGGACCGCGCTCCCGTAGTGTCGAGTATCTCCGCGCATATCCGACGACGGTGGGAGGACGCGAAACGCGCCAAGGCGGACATCGAAATCAAGATGCTCTCGGCGCTGCGTCAGCGGGTCGGCGAGTACGAGCCGGACAAGCTGGCGCAAATCAGAAAGATGGGATCGAGCGAGGTGTTCGTTCGGCTCACTGATCAAAAATGCACAGCGGCGGCGGCATGGATTCGAGACGTGTTGAGCCTGGACCGGCCTTGGGGGCTGGAGCCTACGCCGAAGCCGACGCTTCCCCCCGATGTCGTGGACCGCATCGAGGCCGACGCGATTCAGCAGGTGATGCAACGCATTCAGATGGGATCGATGCCACTCCAGGGCTTCGACCTGCAAAGCGCAATCGCGGAACTCGTCGAAAAGGGAGTCAAAGAGGAGGCTCGAGACCGCAGCGCCAAGATGGAGAAGATCATTGATGACTATCTCCACGAATGCGGGTTTCGTGAACAGATCGGCCTGGCGCTAGACTGGGATTTTGTGACCTTCGGGACTGCTATCTTGCGCTCTCCCGTGGTCCGGCAGCGGCGCGACCTGAAGTGGACCGTGGACGAGATGGGGCAATGGACGCTTCAGGAGGAGCAATCCAGCTATCCAGCGGTTGAGCGGGTCTCTCCCCTGGATTTCTACCCGTCCGACGATGCCACCACCGTCGATGACGCGAGTTACCTCGTCGAAAAATACCCTCTCTCGCGTTCGTCGCTGGCCGCGTTCAAAGGTCAGGAAAGTTGGAATGATCGGGAAATCGATGCGGTATTGACTGAATACGGTCAAGGCGGACTCCGCGAGTGGACCACCACAGATTCAGACCGCGCAATCTTGGCCGAACGCAGCGATGCGGGCCAGTACTCCGAGAAGATCGACGCGCTGATCTTCTGGGGCGAGTTGCAGGGCCAATTGCTGCTGGACTGGGGGATCAAGTCGGTTGAGCCGTTGAGCGAATACGCAGTCGAGGCATGGCTGATCGGCTCGCATGTGGTGCGGGTCGAGATTAAAGAGCCGCACATGCTGGCCCGTCCATACCAAAAAGCGGTGTATCGCAACAGGCCCGGAAGTTTCTGGGGGCTGGGCGTGCCCGAGGTGATGGCGGACGTGCAAGCGCAGGCCAACGCGGCAGCGCGGGCGCTGGCGAACAACATGGCGTTCGCCAGCGGTCCTCAAGTCGGGGTTGATGCAGAACAAATGCCACCTGGTGAAGACGGCTCGCGGGTGTGGCCGTGGAAAGTCTGGAGATTCAATACCGGCAAGTTCGGACAGTCGGCTACCCCGCCGATCACCTTCTTCCAGCCGGAAATGCACGCCATGGAACTGATGCAGATTTACGAGAAGTGGACGCGCATCGCGGATGAAGTGACCGGCATACCGGCCTATGTCCAGGGCGATACGGCGGCGAGTGGGGCCGGGAAAACCGCATCGGGTCTGTCGATGCTGATGGGCGCGGCCACAAAAACCATCAAAACCATCGTCGCCAACATCGATGTTGGCCTGATCGAACCGATGGTTCGCGGCTTTTTCCGCTTCGCCATGCTGTACAATCCTGACGATTCCGCTAAGGGCGACTGTGCGGTAGTCGCCAAGGGCAGCACGGCGCTACTAGTCCGAGAACAGGCGCAAATCCGGCGCAACGAATTCCTGACGGCCACGAACAACCCGGTGGACCTTCAGATCATGGGGATCGGGCGGCGCGCGGAACTGCTACGCAGCGTGGCGGAAACCCTGTCGCTCTCTCCAGACGAGGTGGCGCCCACCCGCGAGGAGATGGAGCAACAACAACAGCAGCAGCAACAGGCGGCACTGTCGCCGCCGCCAGCCGGGCAACCGGGTGCGGCGCTCGGCCCTGACGGTCAGCCTGTCGCTGGCCAAGACTTTCGACTCATGACCCCTGGAGGGTAAAACACAATGGCTTGGCGCGAAGATGCAAAAATTACGAAACTGGAATCTGACACCCTGACGGTAGCCGCACTGACGGCGACCACCGCCACCGTCACAACGGCGGTGATCACCACGGGCAACATCACCACGGCTGCGGTCACGAATCTGACCGTCAACAGCAAGAAAACCCCCGTGACCGCGACGCTGACACCGGCAGCCGGAGCGGCCAACGTCACGAACGTCACCATCCAGCTTAAGGATGGCAGCGGGACGGCCCTGGCGAATGCGGCGGTCGTGGACGTCTGGCTTTCCGATGCCGCTACCGGACTGGGTATTACCGGGACGGCGGCCAGCGGTACGCCGGCTCCGACGACCGGGACCATCCTGGGTATCCTGACCGCCAAAAAAGCGTGGCGAGTCGTGTCGAACGCCAGTGGCGTGATCGTGCTGGAAATCACCGATACCGCGAAAACCGGGTTTTATGTGGCTGTCGGGGCGAACAACACCGTCATCGCGATCTCGGCGCAACTGGTTGCCGGCAATTACGGCTGATGAAGCTGTCCACCGAGCAATTATCGGAGCTAGCCCGGCTGGCGGAACGGCGCGAGTACGCCGTGCTGCTGGGGTGGCTCTCCGAGGAAAGCGTGAGGCTCACGCGAACAGCGGTTACGACCGCCGACGCGCATACGTGCGGGGCTGCGACGCAGTTGCAAGACCTCGTGACCACGTTGAGCACCGTGCAAGAATTGTATCGACAGACGACGAAAACCGGAAACGGCTCGTCGATTTTCTAACCCGCGAAGACCCTAGAGAGGCTCGCAAATGACTGAATACACCGCCGAATATACCGCAGAGATTCCGCAGCGATTGCGGGACGAGGAAGCCGCCGCCGAGGCGTTGCTGAAGCAACAACCGTCGCCGGAAGCCCAGACCTTCGATGAGGATGTGGAACCGGAGCATCAGACTTCCCCTGAAAGCGACGCCGCCGACTGGCGGCACAAGTATGACGTGTTGCGCGGCAAGTACGACGCCGAACTGCCCCGCGCCATCGACGAGGCGCGTTATTGGCGAGACCGGGCCGGACAACTGCAAGAGCAGGTGGACCGGCTGTCGGCCGCTACGCCGGCGTCAGGGCAAGCGGCGCTGGTTGAGGATGACGATGCGGGCCTCAATGACTGGCTCGGCGAGGACGGGTCAAAAGCCGTGCGTCAATGGATGGATCGGCAAAAGGCGGACATCGAGGCGCGGGTTGGGCGGGCGGAAAGTGTGGCCAAGCAGTCCGTTGAGCAGGCGTTTTGGAGCAAGGTCAATCAGGCGTTCCCCGATTACGCCCGCATGGAGAAAGACCCCGGCCTCAATCAATGGCTGGCGGAATCATGGCCTGGAGTCCCGGTGACTCGGATGCAGCAGGCGCAGCAACTCGCTGGCACCCTGAATGCGGATGAATTCATCGCGCTCCTGCGGGCGTACAGCCCTTCGAATGAGGGGCGCCGCCCGCCTACCATGCCCGGCCCCACGCCAACCCGCGCCGCCGGCAGTGGCACGCCGCCGCCGGCTGGAAAGAGTTTGTCGCCGACCGACATGGAAGCCATCGGTCAACGCATCATGAGTATGAAAAGCAGCGGTCGTCATCAGGAGGCTGTTGCGCTGGAAAGAGAGTTTGACGCCGCCGTTCGAGAACGACGGATCGGCATCTAACAAACAGAGCGTTTTACCTTGAGGGTTTTACCATGGCTTACCCCGTTGCACCAGGCGGAGCCGCCTATAGTGGTGTCTGGATTCCCGAAATCTGGAGCACCAAGCTCAACGTCAAGTTCTGGGATGCGTCGGTCATTCCAGCCATCTCCAACACGGATTGGCAAGGCGAAATCGCCGACAAGGGTGATAAGGTTATCATCCGTCAGATTCCCGATATTACGATTCGGGATTATGCCAAAGGCCAATCTCTGGTCTACGAACAGCCCGAAAGCGAGAATGTCGAACTGTTGATCGACAAAGGGCACTACTGGGCTATCCGCATGGATGATGTGGACAAGGTTCAGGCGGATATTGAGTGGATTTCCAAGTTCAGCATGGACGCCAGCGAGCAACTGAAGATCAAGGTGGATACCACCGTGCTCGGCAGCATCTACGTGGACGTGGACAGCACGAACAAAGGGCTGACGGCGGGTCGTAAGTCGGGCAGCCTGAGCCTGGGCGTAACCGGCACTCCGCTGGCGATCTCAAAGACCAATGTACTCGACTACATCGTGGACGCGGGTACGGCGCTGGACGAAAACAACATCCCGGAAACGGGGCGCTGGATCGTCATGCCGCCGGCCATCATCGGCAACATCAAAAAGTCCGATCTCAAGGACGCCAGCCTGGCCGGTGATGGGACTTCCGTGCTTCGCAACGGCCGCGTTGGGATGATTGATCGTTTCACGGTCTATTCCAGCAACCTGTTGGCTAGCGCCAGCGACGGCGGGCACACCTGCTTCAACATGGTGTTCGGGCACAACAAGGGTCTGGCATTTGCGGAGCAGATTCCCAAGGGCAAGATCGAGCGCCTGCGGGCCGAGAGTTCTTTCGGTGAGTTGGTGCGCGGGCTGTGCGTGTACGGCTACAAGGTCGTCTACCCGGCCGCTCTCGGCAATCTCTACGGCTACAAGGCATAAGGAGGAGGCACCATGTCTACCTATTCCGTAATGACCGGCAGCGGAGTCAACGCCTACAACGCCGACCTGGCGGGCATTTATGCCGTGACCGCGACCGTGGACTTCACTGCGATCAACAGTGGCTCCGGCACCGTCCAGAACGACATCATTCAGTTGATCCAGGTGCCGGCCAATACCCGCGTGATGGGCGTGTTTTTCAGCGCCACGACCGTCAGCGCCAACATGGCCGACTTCGACTTGGGCGATGGCGACGATGTGGATGGCTATGTGGACGGCGCCAGCATGGCGACGGTCAACGACGGCGCCTCGTTTGTGGGCGCAACTACGGTAGGCACGCCCAATGCCCTGCCGGTGGCGGCGGCTTACTGCCTCGGCAAGTTCTACTCGGCCGCCGACACCATCGACCTGAAGCAGAACACGAACGCCACCGTGGTGACCGGCGTGCTGAAGGTCAAGGCGCTGATGATCGACTGCAACGTGTACTGAGGCGATGGCCCGGTATCTACGACAAAATCCGTCCGGTGATCTTTATCACTGGACGGTTATTCTAGCGGCCAGGCCGGACATGGTAGAGATACCAGACCCGTTCGCATCCGGTGCAGCGGTCCACGACCCCGCCCCAGTTACGGTCTCAGGAGCCACCAATGACGCTATCCGACCTAAGAGAGGCCGTCCGCCGAAGGCTCGATGATCTCGCCGAGCCTTACGGCTGGGCGGATGACGATCTGGATGCGTGGATCAACGAGGCGATCCGGGAGGCGGCGCTTCGCGGGCAACTGAATCGGAGCGCCGTTACCGTCTCAGTGGTGGCGGGCACTGCCAGTTATGCCCTGGCGGCGACGGTCGATTATATCCATACGGCAAAAATGACGACGGGCAGCATCCCGCTGACGAGAACCAGCCGCGATGAACTGGATGCCTGCATGGGGAGTTGGAGCACGGCCACGGGCACGCCGACCGCCTTCTTCGTCGAAAACCGCACGCTAACCCTGTACCCCAACCCCAGCGCGAATGGCACGTTAACCCTGATGGTGGACGTGATCCCGTCCGCACTGACCAGCGATTCGCAGTCGCCAACCCTGGAAACCCAGGATCATCTACCCCTGTTGGAGTGGGTCATCTATCGCGCGGGGCAGCAGCGCGACCGAGACGCCACAATCCCCAACCCGGAAATCCACGAAGCCGCCTTTACTCGCTATTTCGGCCCGCGCCCGTCCGCCAGGACACGGCGCATGTGGCTGGAGAGTGGGGCCGCCTCGTTCGCCAGACCGTTCTAGGAGTTCGCCATGAAAAAGAAGAAGGTCCGCCGCATCATGGCGGGCGGCAAGGTCAGCGGCCCAGGTACGAAGACCAGTGATTCCATCCTCGCGCGGCTCTCCAAGGGGGAGTATGTGTTGCCGGCGGAGTCGGTGGCGCAGGTAGGGCTGCCCACACTGGAGGCGTTGCGGCAGCAGGGCTTGAGGGCGCGAGCTGGCGCACCCCCCGGCTACGCCATGGGCGGCTTTGTCTCGGACAGTCAGATGATGGAGGCTCGCGCCAAGGCCGACCCGTTGGACGTGGCCAGCGGTCGGTTTGACCGGGAAAATCCGATGATGCGGGGGATGAATGCGGGGATGCAACCCGGCTTGCCCCGTGCTGGTTTCTTCTCGGAGCAGACGAATCCGGCCATGGATGCGTATCGCCAGGCGCGTTCCGGCGCCGACCCGCTCGATGTAGCCAGCGGTCGGTTTGACCGGGAAAATCCGCTAAGTGGCATGGCGCAAGGCGGATTGCCAAGATTCGCGGAGGGGGGGATGGTCGGACAAGCCGAGTGGAATTGGCTTCCGAGGTTTGCTGATGGCGGTTCTATAGGTTCCCTATTTAGATTAGTTGATGAGCCATATCGCCGATGGAGAGAAAGCCAACAAGCTGCGGAAGCAGCCCGTCAAGCAGCGGCAACATCTCAAAAGAGAATCCCGCTACGAGGTGGTGGGCATACGATGGGAATCGAATCTCCCGCCGAGATTTTACCGCAAAAAACTGCGGCGATTCCTTCGCCTGGATTTTCAACGACTCCCCCACTTCGATCCGAAATACCGAGAGGGCAATTTGAATTGCCGTCGATGCCATCAGGGCCAGCATCGAAAGCCCCAATTCCATTTGAGGTTAGACCACCAGCGCCCCAAGCTCTGGCCTTAGAGCCAAAAGGGTTGCCGCTTCCAAATGAAATCCCTTATACGCCACCAAGACAGACTGGGTTATCTCTTGCCAATGGAAATGTCATAGATTACCAAGCACAACCGACACCAAGGCAGTATGCGAACGTCCAGAAACCAATGACGCCAAGCCAAATCGCTGCGTTACAGCAACAAGCCGAGTTGGCGGCTAAACGATCTGGGATTTCTCCGCAGGCGGCGATAAAAAACATGGAAGTAGCAATGAGGTTGGAGCCTATCGAAAAACAACCAATGCAGGCAAGACCACCCGTAAAACCAGTAGGGCGGATGAGTGCGTCGTCAATGGCTGGAAGGACTTTGCCATTGGCGGGAGAAAACATAGTTCCAGCACTGGGGATGGGGGCCAATATCGTCCATAACGCCTTTTCCGGCATGGGGTTATCCGATGCCATCAAATTAGGGTACGACCAAGCTCGATTTGATGAAATGACCTCGGAAGGAAGAAAACAATACTTCAACGATGTTCGGCCAACAGCGCCCAAGCCTGCGGCTTCCACCGCGCCTAGTGCGGTCGTTCCTCAAGCCAGCCCCACCGCGCCTGGCACCCCCTCTCCGACGGGCGCCTACTTTGGCCCAGACGAGGAATGGGCGAGACCTTCTGGAGAATCGGCGATTGGCAAATGGTGGAGAGGAGGATCGGTCGCGCAGAATTATGAAAAATATTCTCCCGTCCCCCAAAGGCAGCCGATGGAGGAACGTTGGTCGTCATTGACCGCGCCTAGTGCCGCCGTTCCTCAAGCCAGACCCACCGCGCCTAGCGAACCCTCTCCGACGGGCGCCTACCAAGACCCGCGCGATTACTCGGTCCAGAATCCAGGGGCATCCGGTGGAGCCATGCGCGCCAGCGGAGCCGATCAACTGCCCGGCACAGACATTTACCGCCGCACCACCGCTGATCCTGGAAATTGGGGGGCAACCACCTATACCCCGCTTGGCGTTTCCGCGCCCGGTGGCGGCCAAGGAACCGCCACCTTCCAGGGCTTACCAAAGCCCGGCGGCTTTGTCGGCTATGCCGGTACGCCGGAAACCGCCCAGATGAATCAGGAGCAAGCCACCGCCTACAATGTCGCTAACCTGAACCGCCAGATTGAGGCGATGCAGTCCTTGCGCGAAGCGCAAAACCCCGGCATCACCACCGGTCAGGCGGGGCGCGCGTTCGGCGATGTGGTTTCCTTCGGTACGCCTGGGGGCAATTACGGCGACGAGGCGATGCAACGACAAAAGGTTCTGGGGATGCTGGCCGACGCGGGGCGTGCCGGAGTGACGAAGGCGCGGCGCTTGGCGCTGCTGGAGGGCGCGCAACAGATGGCGGGGTTGCCGCAATCGCCCGGCGTGACTCGATTGCCTGGCGGCGAACAGGCTGACCCGTACAAGATGGCCCAGTTGCAGTTGGACGCCAACAAGTTCGGGCTTGATCAACAGCGGCTCGGGCTGGATCAGAATCGGCTCGGGCTGGATCAGAACAAAGCGAGACAGGAGGCGGCGCTGAATCAGCAGCGCCAAGCTCTTGACGCGCATTTCAAGCTACCCAAGGACGAACAGGATATGCGTATGAACCAGTTGCAGGGCGCGTATTACAACGCCGCCATGAAGTCCGGCCCTGAATCGCCGGAAGCCAAGAAATTGGCGACCATCATCAACCTGATCCATGGGACTCGTCCGGCGCTGGACCTGACCGCGCTGATGCAGCAGCAGAAATAAGAGGATTCGACATGGCGAACTGGTGGGATAGTCTGGCGGTTCCTGACTCCGCGTTTCCGCAGCCGGAACCGGGGTTGCCGACTCCGCGCCCAGCGGTCGGATTGCCTTTCTCCCCCGCGCCGACGGTAGCCGCCGACGGCTTGCTGGCCAACCTGCGTGCTGGCCGTGAGTCTCGGATTGCCGAGATGCAGCAGGCGGCATCCGCCCC